TTTTTATACAGATAAAATAAATACTTAATATGATCTTTTAAATCTCCTCCGGCTACTGCATAAGAATGAACTAAGGTATACGATCCTTCGTCTAGCTCGAGAAGCGACATCGCGAAATAGTCAGAACTAGGACTGTTGCTAAAACTGGGGTCTATTCCAAGTATATACTCTTTTTCCGGATTCCCCGTCACTAAAGTATGCGGCGCTTCTCCGTCAGGCACAGTGCATTCATGCATTTTCTTTGCGCTGAAATAACTATCGCTACCATCTGTGAATTGCGCACAATATTCCCGCTGAAAAGAGGAGTTGGATGAGCCTCCCGACTGAGCCTCTTCGATAACAGTTTTATCTATCATGTCAGGTGGCACGGAATCAAACCCCATTTGAGATATAAAATATTTAGAGTCTAAAATATCGTCAGAATAAATATTGCCCATCCATTCTTTGTATGTTTTATAGAGATTTTCAAAACTATAACTAGCAGAAGATAGAGCTATCATTTTTGATTTGTTTTCAAATACCATTCTATCCTTCTCTTCCATCTTGCCGCTTTTAATCAGAGAATCTTCTATCTCTCTAACCCTAATTCTTTCAGCCATGTCTTGCGGCGCAACCAAGAATGGCATAAGAACCGTTTTAATAGTTTCTTCTGGTAGTAACAGATACTCGTCAAGCACAAGAATATTAGCGCGAAAACCACGAATCTTTTCGCCGCTTAAAGGTATCGCTGTAATACTTCCACCGTTTATCCTCCACTCGAATTGGTCGTTGCGTTTAGACTTAGCGCCGAAAGCTTGAGCAAGTAGCTCTGCCCCTTTTGTTTCAACTATCTTTTCTAAGTTTTGAAATATAAATCTGGCGGTACGAAACGTTGGGCCAGCTATAAGAATTTTTGTATTGGGTTCGAAGATACATTGTAAAAAGCAGTACACGGATGCGATAAAAGTCTTACCGCATCCGCGCCCCCAGACACACATATTAAAGTTTCTGTTAAAAAATCCTTTAAGAGTAACTTCTTGGAAAGGAGCCAGCTTTATCCCTGAGATAAGCTCTACTGTAAATCCTAAATTAGCCCGAAGAAACTTAGCTAAAGATATTTTCGCGGCTTTAGACTCTAACTCTCCTTTTAGTTCTAATAACTCTAAGTTAGTATCTTTGACATTTCGTTGATATTTTTCTGGAGCGTACCACATGTTAGTCTAAATATGCAATAAGGATGATGAACAAGATAATTAATAAAGCCTGCTCGTAGGTTAGCACTATATGACCTCTCATAACAATTTTAAATCGTAAGCATATTGCAGATCAATTTCCTTGTACTTACAATCGCTAAAAAATATCCTTTTCATAACTCTGACTGATTCTACTCTATCTTTCACAAACAAGAATTGTACGTTCGGATATTCTTGAATAATTGTACGAATATTATGAAATATATGTTGAGGATTCGTCCTTACGTTTTTCTTGTAAGTTCTTTTTAGTTTATGAAACATCAAGCTTGCGTTATAATCGTTTTCTACGAGAACAATTAAATTCGCATTTTCAGCCTCAGCCCTTTCTATCTCATCGCAAAACCTTTCGTAACCGCCACTTAGAGTTCCTATCAAATCCTGTATTGATTTTCTTTCTATATAACAATTGCACGTAAGCTCTTTATTACTCAAAGTATAATCGCCATATTTCAAACCCTTGACTTCTGTATGTATCCCCATGATGTCTAGAGGTTGCTGTTCTCTGGTATCTATATAAATTTTTTCGTGCTTATATTTTTCAGGGTTATAAGCGAGCGGTTCTGATATAGTTTTGTATTTAGTAGCTAGGCCTACCTCTTCGCATATTTCGTTATAGTCTCCAAATACTTTTTGATAGTAGGCTACTGATGGACTCATGAGGGACCTAAGTTCAACCTGACAAGGGGCGAACTCTAAATCTTTTTTTTGTTTTCTGCCGATAAGAAAATTTTTAAAATATTCTTTTGCTACTGGCGGTTCTACATGAGCCATCCATTTTTTTAAATTGTTTTTATTGTTAAAGTCAGTTGCGAAGTAGCTTTCTTTATTAGTAAACTTGATTAATTCGTTATCGTACTTGTCTCGACGAGGGAAATGTTTGTGGTAATAATCTTTTACTTTTAGCTTATGACTTTTTAAATGAGCATGCAGGCTCCTATCTGATGGAAAAGTTTTGCCGCACTCTTTACATTCAACCATTAAGGACCTCCTCTTCTGTTAGCCCCATGATTCGACATTTAATTTCGTCCATTGTAGAAAGTCTTTCGACTTCTTCTTCTAAGGCTTTCTTTCTGATTTCAGCGAGCTTAATCATTTTATGACGAGACTCTTCGTCTTTCCACATCTCTACTAAATTTAGAATAGAAGCATTTTCTTTAATCTGCTTGCTAAGTCTCTGACTCCTCTTCTCTTTTAGTTCGTTAAGGAGTTTCGTCTGTCTGTTAACGCACTGATTGTATTCTGTTTGCGCTGTATTGATAGATTCAACCAAACTCATAGCCATTCTTTTTCCTTCTGTTTCTTCGGCCGCTTGGTCTAAAAGCTCTTGCAGTCTTTCTACTCTGATTTGAATATTAGAAGCTATCACGACCTCCGCAGACAAAACAATGTACTGGTCAACCTCCTCCTGTGTCAAGTCTGGTTTATCATGGGTGTATCGAACAAAACTGCTCTCAAAAAGCTCTCTGTTGTCCTGAGAAGAATAGTTTGATATTTGATGCAGGAATCTGTAAGTGTGCATGTAGGCGATAAGCCTAGAAACATTTTTTTTATCAGAGGCTTTTAAATTATTTTTATCTATTCCTTCATGAACATACTTATTGATTCTAGCGATAGCTTTAGTTTCATTTTTGGGCGGCAGGTAATCACTAGGAGAGACTTCTCTGACTACTTCAGATAAAACTATCTTATCATCAATCGTCTTTACAAATGCACTACATGCTCTAAACCTCATCTCAGATGGGTTTATTTTTTCGCCGTACAAAGTTTCGCACATATCAGAAACTTTCATAGTAGAACAGTTGTTGTAAAGAAAATCTCTTTCTTCTTGATTCAATTCATAAGCTTCTTTTCTGTCAGAAGTAGCGACAGTTTTTTTGCCTCTAGATGCTAGATAAGATTTTATAGCCTTTCCATAAACACTTCTTCCGTCTCTGTATTTCTCATCTATATTTGGGAAAATTAAAGCTACTAGTTCTTTAATGGCAGTGACTCCTTTATCATCATAAAAATCATCGATTTGAGCCTCCTGCTCTTTAGTGAGAATAATTTCTTCTTTCTTTTTCATATGTTTATGTTATCAGAAACAATTTCTTTAGCTTTTTCTATGATTGACTTTTTGATATTTTTAATTTGTTTATATCCGGGGCTGCGGTTCTTTTCAGAAGTTTTGTAGCCAAGCATTTTAGCTACTTCTTGCTCTGTTTTATTTTTCAAATAAAGGTTTTCGTATACTATCCACTCAGTTTGTTTTAATTTACTTTTCAAATGAGTATTTAATTTTTTAAGCACTGAGTCGAAATCGAAATCCTGCAGTTCTAACTTTTCTGTTTCATGCTCTACAGACTCTAAAGGCGCAGGAAGTTTTGTGAGATAAGCCGCTTTTTTAGTTTTTTCCCATTGTGCAAATAAAGGACAAGAAGAGTTTTGAGTTCCGTAAATGTAACATAAGGAGTCTGATTCTGCTGCGGCGCATTTTAAACAAGGCCTACAGTAATTACCGTAATTATTCCTTATCAGATTTTTAATCTGATTTGAAATGAGGGTATTTATCCAAGGAGCTAAAGATTTTGATTGGTCATACAAATGCCATTTTTTAAATATATGCACTCGAATTATCTGAGATACGTCATCGAAGTCCATCCAAGATAAGGCAGTCAAATTCCATCTACCTCTTCTTTTATTGATTTCAGTATCTATAGCGTCAATACACTCTTCGAACTTTAACTTCTTTTTTCTTGGCATACTAGGACTTCTTTATGCTTCCAGCATCATTTAAGAAGTCCTGTTCTATGTTTCTTTTTGTGTAACTTGAGTCTCTCTCCCTAGACTCTTCAATATCACCTTCGTCTAAACTGCCAATTATGTCTCCTAGCTTATGAACATTCGACCCATAAGTTTTTAAATCAAATTGAAGAGAATCGATTTCTACTTCAAAGTCATCGTCTTCTTCGTCAGTTGAAGCTACTGCTGGTTCATTTTGAGTAGTTCTTTTAGTATTGGAAGCTGACGAGGCCAAATAAGGTTTACCGCAGCTACCGCAAAATACAGGTTTCTGCATGGAGTAGCTAGCCCCGGCTCCACAATGACTACAATATATCTTCATGTTAGTATTTACACTATATATTTTATAAGTTTTTTTGAAATATACAAAAAAAAGTGTAAGACATATTATGGAAAATATAAAGTTTTCCAACTGCGAAGGGGTGGAATACGAAATAAAATGGAGGAAGCCCCATCGTAGTTATAATGCGGACGGTCTTTGTTGTAACCCTCAAATCAAAGACCCAAAAATACTAATCGATCCAACTCTTAAAGCAAATCGGTCTTTAAGCGTATTAATAGAAGAAGTTACTCACGCCTTCTTTTGGGACATTCCAGAAAAAGACGTAAGGAAGTTTGCTCCTAGATTAGCTAAGATTATTAAAAAAGCTGGATGGCTTAAACGGGAATCTGATTAACTTTAGTCACTATAAACTTAGTAAGTTCGGATCTGACAATATCACTTTCGTCGAATTCGAAAGTATGAATACCCATAGATCTACTCTCATCGTCATCAAAAGCATCGTAAAGCCTCTCAAAACCCCCTCTGTTGCCATTTTTTAAGTCAGTCTGCATTGGGTCTGCCATAATAAAACAACGTGAGTATTTGCCTATTCTCGTAAGAACTGTGACTATCTCTCTAAAAGAGCTATTCTGAGCTTCGTCGAGAAGTATAGCTTTTCCATTCCAACTCATTCCTCTCGCGAAATTAACTGGATGGATAGAAACTCTTTTTTCTTTCTGAAGTTTTTTAACAGTTTCTTCATTTAATAATTCATCTAACTTATCCATAAATGGCAAATTATAGTAATGAAGCTTCTCATCTGCGTCTCCGGGTAGGAACCCTAGTCTAGAATCAGAGCTTTCTACAGCAGAACGCATGTAAATAACATCTGATACTTTAGAATTATTTAATAATTGAA